GCTCTACTGCACGTGAATAAACACGGTTGTAAGTAAGTTGCAGGTGGGTCAGGTCAAATCCCAAGCTGTGGCCATACGGAGTTCCTGATCGTGGTTGCCATCGTAATGGGATAAACGGAAACTCATCGCGTTTTTCATATGGCCATATGCCGGCATATAGCAACTGATCATCTGATGAAACAATGTATCTACCTTTTGGGTATTGTGCTGTGGGCTTTTCCCAATACTCATAAACAACGGCAGCCATACGTCTGTGATCTGCTGCGTTTAGTCTGGCCGATGTTGGTTGCGTCCACGCTTGACCAGCGCCATTAGCACCCTCAAGATACGCATCTACATATCCTGCTGACTGACCTGTCAATGCAGTTGCTTTTACCTTTTTGCCGGCTTCGCCATAGTTGTCTACAAACCACCCTAATGGCTTTACACTAGCATGTACCATCCACCTGATCTGCCGGTCTGTTTGAGCATGTGGATCGATATAGATGTTGAAACAAGGGATAATTTCTTCCTCAACATCACCAATTGGCAATTTATCGTAACCAGTTACCTGTCCTTGCATATCAAAGTAAGGCATAACCTGTTCTGACTTAGCGTTCCACCAAATCTTTACAAATGACGTACCTGTTACACAAGCCCAACGAACCCGTTCTTTCAGTTGCGTTTCGCGATTAAATTTCCTAGTGTAATGACCAGCAATGTAGTTTGCTTCATTAGCAGCTGCTTGATCCTGGTCATTGTATGACAGAGGTACAGCTCGTGCGTCTGGGCCTACTTGTGTAAGCTTTCCTACTACACCGTCAATTAGCGGTCGCATCTTATTAATGGTGATGTATCGATTTGGTTCTTTACCGTCTTGAAGCGAAGCAAGATTTCTGGCAGCTGAGTTAATTCTGTACCATTGCCGACCCTCAAAAAATGCAAGTGCTTGCATCCACTCAAGTTCCATTTCGTACCGAGTGCGATACGACGCCTCAAACTGTTCTTTTACAAACTTTACAATTTGCTTAGCTTCTTCATTATCTTCGTCGGGAGATACTTTCCAATCTTTTTTCTCATGATCAATTCCTAGTCTTTTAGGATCTTGAAGAAGTAGACTGTCGATGTCAAAACTGCCTGGAGTACCGCTCACGTCTTCTTTTTTTATTGACATGACTTTAGGTTGTTGGAAACCCGCACCACCAAGTAGTTGCCCAAGCATATCCTGTATAGCCATTAGAGATACATATCCTCTCGTCGCTGCGGACTCCACAACCACGGACTTTCAAGCATTTTTCTTAGTTGTAAGTATACGCCAAGGAGGCACAAGCAATTAACTAATACAAATACACATGTACACGCTATGAATACAGTAATCATACAAAGTCCTCCGATGCAGGAGCACGTAACCACGTAGGTGCGTATTTCATCTTCTCGACTACTTCTTCACACTTAGCTGGGTATTCACGCCACATAACACCGTATCTAAACGAGTCAAGAGCGTGGTCACTTTTAGTACCATTGTCAAGTTCTTCTGGATCACGTGGGTCAGCCATTGCAGCTTCTAGTTCACGAATAAGGTTAGGACATCCGTTACGAAGTATACGTAACCGTGGAATGACAGCCCCTTCATGCATACGTGATGAAGCAAGCCATTCCTTAACGCGACGCCAACCAGCCTTGCGGTCTTTGACGGCTCGTACAGCTGGCATTCCTTTCTTCCACCAGATCTCAACAGGATATTCACCAATTCGTTGTGCTGGGTTTTCTGGCGGGAATGTATTACCCCAGTCAAACGCAATAGCCTCTAACTTAGTTCGCCATGTTTCGTGTCGCTTATCTGCTTGCAATGGCTCAGCTAACTTCATAGATTCAAGCAGTTCGAGTGCAGCATCTGCCTGTTGACTAGACACCATTCCGTTTTTATAAATCTCGGCTAAGGCGTATACGTTTTCTTGATCATCGCTTGCGTAGATCATGAAAGAACATGGACTATTAGTACCAAAGTCATGCGACGCCCAGAATCTCCACCATGGCTTAACATCAATGGTGTCAACGACGTGCCATGGTTGACCTTTGTCATCATGCTGTTTAAATTCAGGAAAGAACCGTCCACCAACGCCAACATCATGTTGGCACTCACGCAGGAATGATATTAAACCGTAGTCATCGATTTCTCGCTGACACACTTCAAGGTCTTTATGAGACCAACTAGGTGTACCACTCGTAATCTTGTAACCCATACGGCCATCTTCTTTTTCAACTGGTTCATATCGCAAATCAATAATTGCAGGAACAATTGGTGACTGAATTCTGTTCTGCAACATATCAAGTTCACCACTAAGGACTTGCGCCATTACAGAGTTTGCGTGGATCTTATTCTGTACAAATGCTATGGCACAATCGTTTGACTTTGCCGGCAAGATGGTTTGGGTTATGGTTGCGATCTTTTTATCAACGCGGTTGACCGAGTCATCCAATTCATCAATGTCGTCCAAGATGATGAAATCAGGTCGAAGATGATCAAGCTTAACACCACGAGCACCAGTGTCGAGACCAAAAGCCAGAACATTAAAGCCGTTAGCAGTGCGTAACTTACTTGCATTCCAGCCTTTAGAAAAGCCATAACGGTTCATAGCCCTTTCAATACCACAACGCTCCATTGTTGTAGCAATGTCTGACACGTGTCTGTCGGCAGCTTCTTGAGTTGCACACACATAGACAAGAAAGCGTCTAGATCCTTTAACGGCGATTCTAGACGTAATAAGTTCCATGGTGGTACTTTTCCCACCACCGCGAAACCAACACTCAATCAGCGCTTGTGGAGGCTTACCTGGATCAATTGATTCAGCCCACTCCCATGCGCGTTCGTGATGAGCACCCAGTGGTGAAGACGCAGCATGTGGTGCATATGTGCGCAACCATGTTTTGTAATCTAATTCTGCTCCGTTAATTGAATACGCCCTCCCTGAGTTGTAGTCGCCGGTCTCAATTACTTCTTTGAGACGAGCATCCATTGCTTCTAACAGCGCAAATGACAATGGTTTGTCTGGGCGCGTAAATTGTTTAAATCGCCTTGGTGTTAGTTTTTCATGGTCACGCTGATTCATTTATAATCTCCGCATCCATTACATCTTCTGTTTCATCTGCTTTGTAGACTTTCAACATCTTTTGCACACCGGCACGTATAGCAATTAATTCATCTCCATTACGTACGTTGTCTTTAACAATTTCCAAAAGTTGCATTGCGAAAGAAAATGCTTGATCTACCTCTAATGTATAGGCTTTTGCATGCATCATTCGTTGTTCTGCTTCAACTATTTCTACACGTCTGTCAATTAATTCCATGACATCACGTGACGCTGCATACATATCTAGCGTTTCATTGATGGTGTCACCAATTTGCTCAAACGCATCTATGAAGTCAGAAGAACCAAGTTTGCTGTGTGCTAATTGATAGGCTGCTTGAACCTTCTTATACTGCTCTAAACCTACGCCTTCACCAGCAGCTTCTGCACGTCGATCCATGATCGCAGTGATAAATGCTGCGTCGTCTTTTAATGAGAAAAGATCAGGGTCATTACGCAATTCATCAATTTGCTGAAGTAGTTCTTGTCCTACTTTGCTAAATCGCTTGTAATTACGTGTATGCAGACCTGTTATAAAGTTTGGATGAGATGGGCCTATTAGAGTTTTGCCACCATGAAATCGACAATGATCTCTATTGCTTAGGGCAATGTTGTTACAAGGACGTGGCCCATCAATTCCACCAACAGACACACCTTTGCATAGTTTTACTTTACGTCCATTACTGACACGGTATCGATCATCACCAATCTGTTCTATCTCAGACATGTGATCATAATACCAACTTACTTGCGTGGTCGTAAGACTTGACCGTACTCGACAAATGGAAGTGAGTTAGGTATCGGATTGCCACGCTTTGGCATAACAACTCCACTGCCACGTAAAACATCTGCAGGATTGATAGTGTTAGCTAGTTCTCGTTGCATAGCTAGTTTAATCTTTTGCGGACTAGCACCCTGACTTCTCATCTGTGACTGTAAAGCATTTAGAATGTCCTGACGCTTTTGAGTCAGGTCATAAACGTTGTTATATGCTTCATCTCTTGTAAAGTCTGGCACATAGCCAGGATGAGGTGTTGACGCTTGTAAACGTACATGATCCCACCAATCGTCATTCCGTTTACCTACGGCAGCAAGTAGACCATAAGCAGTCATGGCTTGCTGTAACCCTCTTTGCACCATAGGATTACTTGCAGTGTTACGCGCAAATTCTACTGTTCTAGGAATTGCATTTTGAACATTTGGGTTATTCAGCAACTGTAACAAAAATGGTGGCATTGCTATAATCCTAAAGCTTTACGTGCAGGTTCATTGCCTTTGAGCGCTTTGATTGTTGCTGGATGCTGTTTTCTTAGCCAGCCATTAACCATCTCACTGTATTTTCTATTAGCAACTGCCTCGCCGTAATCTCTGTTAATTTGATTGACCTGATTAAACAATGCATTAACTTCTTTTATTGCCACATCTGCCGATTTAGGAGGGTCTGTTTTTACTTCCGCAGCTTTTTCTTTTGCAGCCTGGTCTTTTTCTGCTTGCTTTACTTCGTTTTTTACACCCTCAGCATAATTACTGGCGGTGTATCCTTCTAGTAAATCCAATCCAAAAGATAACGGGAATGCAGCTCTACTAGTCCATTTACCAACTTTTCCCGCACCCCTAACAACTTTAGTAAGTGTTGGATTTATTTCTTTACCCAATACACGCATTGTTGGATTAATGGCTTGTCGTGATTCTCGTATTGCACCACGTAACTCATTAACACCTTTTGCGCCTTTTACTTTTTCGGCAATAGGTTTAAATTCTTTTGCTGCTTCTGGTAACGCACCTACATTTGGCGCAATCATTGTTCTGCCTGGAATTTGAACTTGATTAGAAGGTAGTCCCATATTTACGGCAGCGTTGCCCAAAGACTGTCGCATTCCAGCCAACGGAGTGGATTGAATTCTTGGGCTTGCTCCTGCAGTGACAGCAGCTTTTCCGCCTCTAGCAACTCTTGCATGCTCATGTGCAAGTTCTGTCAATAGTGGTTGTTTTACATTGGAAACAAAATCTGCAGTCTGAGAAGCTCTTACTGGATCAAAAAGCCCAAGTTTCTGCCCATCCATATAAGCTGGGTTACCAATTGGTGTGCCACCACGCATCAATCCTTGTTGTTGTTCCATTGGTAAAAACGCATTACCGTACGGGTCATCACCACGATCTAATAAACTAAACAACAAGTTATCCGCAATTCGATTTTGTGCTGCGTTATGAATAAGCGGTATGCCGACACCTAAGCCAGTAGCAGCCGTTGCAAACGGATGCCTTACCATTGTGCCAATAATTGGCATATCTTTTGCTTTGGCAGCAAGTCTTTCTGCTAATGACTTAGGTTTCTTCTCTGGCATGGATCTACTGCATATTTCCGTACGGTGATTGACGTGTTGCTGGATTCATCATGTTGTTAATTCCACGTCCGAGTCCAGTTTTAGCACGTGCTTGAGCAATAATTTTTTGACTATGCATTGGTGGTCGGCGATTAGGCTGCACCTGTCGCATTTGTTCATCAGTAGGTAATTGTTTACCCTTAGCAGCTTTTTCCACGCTTCATCCCCATCATCTTCCCAGACTTCTTGCCCTTCATAGGCATTGCTGGCTTAGACTTTTCCTTACCCATGCCGAGCATGTCGCGCATGGATTTCCCACCTTTCATACTCATGTCACCCTTTGGATACGGCATTCCCTGTGGCATATCAATACTCCTTATCGATTACAATCTTTCCACCGCGAACGTGTTCTTTACGTTCCATCCCCAACAACTGAGACATAGTTGGCTTCTTTTTCAAGCCATGTTCCTTCATCTCAGCATCCATTAAATTCTTTTTAGTGATCTTTCGACCGTGCTCAATAGATTCAATTGCAAGTAAGTTTTTTTTCAGACTCAGATGGTTCATGTGCTTATTCATCTGATTAATCATTTTTTACCTGCCACAAAACGAAGGTTTCCATCTTTACCAACAACCCATTTATTAGCAGAAGGAGGTGTTGATCTATTGCGATACGCAGGTACTATGTCAGCTCTCGTACGTTTCATTTGTTGAAAACTTGGTTGTTCATCCATTACCAACGCAGCTACACCTGCAACCTTGCCACCTAGAACACGACCAGGATCACTTGCTATCTGCTTTCCAGCTGACTTGGCGGTATTAGCCACCACATTCGCTGCAGCCTTGGCTTTGCCTATTGGTGAATTCTTAGCGTTGTATTCGGCATCAAACGTGCGTTTAATTGCTGCTTCTGTTTTTGCTTGTGTATTTTGCTTACTTAACCGATCTTTAAGAACAGCTGCATTATTTGCGTCTCGTGCTGTTACATTACGCGATGCCACGGCATTAGACTTTGACTCAATCAAACTAACTGTCGATGGTTGCAGCTTTGTTTTTGCTGTCTTCATGTCTTTTGCGTTTAAGCCAGCAGCTTTACCAGCAGCCCCAAGAAGCCGAGACTGTACTTGTCTACTAGTCTTAGTCGTAGATCGCATTTCACCAGTTGCAACCGATCGTTTATCCTTAAGTCCAATGTCACTTCTGGATTGTATTTTGTTTTCGTTTTGCATTGTGTACCTACTTTTTCCTCATTGGAAACTTCGGCGCAGTAAGCATTGTTGGTTCACTATTAAATG